CTGTTCTGTTGAAAGTTTTACGCCAAGCATTCGTGATGCGGAAGGCATGGTGCATGAGGCGACCACCACCGCAAGCAAGTTTTCTGGCCCAGCAGGCCCAGAGATTGACACGTTCACATACGAACTCACAATGGTGAGAAAAGAAAAGATTGCCAGTGGCAAAGCAACCTTGCTGGCGACCATCAAATACAAATGCCCTGAAGGGGAGCGCGTTGTGCAGTATCCCCGTCACGCAAATTTAAGTTTTGAATTGAAAGGGTGACCATGATTCCAATTGTTGCATCCCTCCTTGGTACATTGGCTCAGAACGGTCTAGGCCTTTTGTCATCTGCGCTCCAAGCAAAGGGCAAAGAGGTTGTTGAGAACGCCCTTGGCGTGAAGATTTCTGACAACCCTAGTCCAGAAGAGGTCAGCAAATTGCGCCAGTTGCAATACGACCACGAAGAACGATTAATTGAACTTGGCATCATGAAAGCCCAAGCGGAGTTGGAGGAACTCAAGGTATTTGCTCTGGCCTCTCAGAACGAGGATAACAACGTCACAGACCGCTGGAAAGCAGACATGGGTAGTGACTCTTGGCTGTCCAAGAATATTCGCCCTATGAGCCTTGTAGCCATCTTTGTGGGGTACTTTATCTTTGCCATGATGTCTGCATTCGGCCTGAACGCCAATGAGTCCTATGTCCAATTGCTGGGACAGTGGGGGATGCTAATTATGGGCGCTTATTTTGGTGGCCGCACAATTGAAAAACTGGCTGACATGAGGAGCCGAAAATGAGCCTAAGTCAAGAACAGGCCGCATTTTTGCTGGATATGTGCAAGTTGATCCAGCACGCCACTGAGCAAGGTTTTGTAGTCACTGGAGGGGAGTTGTCCCGCACACCAGAGCAGCAAGCCATTTATTTGAAAACGGGTCGGTCAAAGACCATGAACTCTATCCACCTCAAGAGGTGCGCCATTGACTTGAACTTCTTCAAAGAAGGACAGATAATTTGGGACAAGGGCATCATTGCTCCGCTGGGCGCTTATTGGGAATCTTTGCATCCCAAAAACCGTTGGGGCGGCAACTTTAAATCACTTGTAGATTGCCCTCACTTTGAGCGCAATGTTGGATAAAGGGAAGACGCAATGACACTAATCCCATCATGGGTGATGACGTATGACAGTCTGACCTCCACGGTACTTCAATACTTGGAGCGTAAAGACGCCGCCGTTGTTGAGGCTATTCCAACTTTTATTTCATTGGCCGAGTTTGAGGTTTCTCAAGAAATTAAGACGTTGGGGCAACTGCAAGTGGTAGAAGCAAACATGACCGCAACCAACGCAATTTTGCAAAAGCCTGCGCGCTGGCGAAAAACGGTGTCAATGAGTGTCACTGTGGCAGGTAAAAAGCAACCCGTTTATTTGCGAAAATACGAGTATTTGAAAAATTATTGGCCAGATGCCAGTTTGACCGATGTGCCTTTGTATTACGCTGACACCGATTGGGAGCACTGGTACATTGCACCAACGCCCACATTGGCCTATGCTTTTGAAGTTCTTTACTACGAGCGCATCTCTCCATTGAGTTCTGCCAATCAAACAAATTGGCTGACTCAAAATGCCCCGAACGCTATGCTGTTTGGAACCCTGTTGCAAGCAATGCCGTTCCTTAAAAACGATCAACGCACCATCTTCCAACAGAAATACACTGAGGCGCTCCAAGCCCTAAAAGCTGAAGATGTGGCGCGTGTTGGTGATCGTCAAGCCATTGCCGTGGACTCTTAATTATGACCAGCTACGTTAACCCCTACACAGGTCAAACGATCAGCCCATCGCAAGTGGGTTATGAACAACTGACTATCAGCACCAACACAACTCTTGAGTGGCCAATTAACGGCAACACAGACAGTGTTGTTGCCAACATCATTGAAGTATCGGCAACCGTCAATACAAATTTGAATTTGTACATGCCGCCTGCAACTTCGGTGTCTACAGGTCAGAGCGCATTGATTCGCAACATTGGGTCTTATTCATTCACCGTGGTGGACACAAGTGGGAATACGATTGTTTCGATTGCTTCTGGCATAGCCCAGTACATTTACGTCACCACCAACACAACGATCAATGGCACGTGGGGCACCGTGACGTTTGGTGCCGGGACTTCTGCGGCCAATGCGGCCACGCTGGCAGGCTTTGGCCTCAAGGCCATCAACACTACGTTGAACACGCAGATTCCTGTTTCGGCATTTTCTTCTGCTTACACTTTTAACTCGGCTGACCGCGCATCGCTATATGTGTGGACGGGCGGTGCAGGTACCGTAACTTTTCCAACTGCATCCGATGTTGGAGCAAGTTGGTATGTTGTGATCAAAAACGACGGCACGGGTATTTTGAACGTGGCTTTGACTGGCGCAAACACCATTGACGGAAACGCCAGCGCACAATTGCAAATTGCCGAATCGTTTGTTGTGGTGTCTGACGGCACCAATTACGTGTCGTATGCCTACGGTCAATCAGCGCAATTTTTCTTTACCCAGTTGGTAAAAAATGTGACGGGTGGCACAGTGACGCTGACCTCTGCCGAGGCCTCCAGCATCATCCAAGAGTACACAGGCACTTTGGTGTCAAACTGCACGGTGATCCTGCCTCCTACGGTTCAGTTGTACTCGCTTCAGAACAAGACCACTGGTTCGTACACACTGACCTTCAGCACTGGTGTAGTTGGTGGGACAACAATCTCGTTGCCTCAAAATCAAACCATCATTGCAATTTGTGACGGCACAAACGTCTTCAATGCTCAAACCTCTACCTCGTCGTCCATCAATGCATTGACATTGGGCAACGGTTCTGCGGCCGCTCCGTCTCTGTCGTTCACTGGTAGCGCAACGACTGGCCTGTACCTTGCCGCAACAAACCAACTTGGATTTGCAATTGCTGGCGTCAACGCAGGCACTTTGGCCGCAACCGGGTTACGCTTGCCTGTAGGGATCATTGGTGGAGCATTCTAATGACCGCAAAAGTCGTCACACTACAGGTTGGGCCGGGGATTCAACGCGACGGTACTCAGTTTGCTTCGGTGAGTTATGTGGACGGCAAGTGGGTTCGTTTTCAGTACTCCCGTCCTCGCAAAATTGGTGGCTACAACGGGTCGTTTTTGAACGCAACAGGAATCAGTCGCGGAATGATTATGAGTGCGCAAGACGGACTCAACTACGTAATCTCTGGCTACAACAACGGCATTGAACAGTGGACGACTGACAACGACAATGCCGTGGGTTTTGGCCCAACAGCAATTGAACCAATTGGCTCTGTGTCAACAATTGGCATTACTACTCAAGGCTCTGGGTACACCAACGGCACCTACGCCGGGGTGTCGATCATTACATCCGTTGGAACTGGGTGCATAGTCACCGTGACGGTATCCAGCAACTTGGTGTTCAGCGTGGTGGTCACCAGCGGTGGCGTGAATTACGCCCACAATGCCGTGGTCACAATTGCGGCGGCAAGCATTGGCGGCACCGGGTCAGGCTTTGTTGGGTACATTGACAACCTCACAACCTACGCGCCCAACGCAAACACGCTGTGGCAATTTGACATTGGTTACGACGAATTGGGTAACGGCAACAACAATTTAATTGGCCACCCCGGCCAGAATTTGGTTGACATTTCATCGTCCGTAAACACAAGGCCACTTTTTGGCCCTTTTACAGGCACGACGTTGACCCCTGTGGGCGTTTTTACGGCTACTGGCACCCGGACATCAGGTTTGGCCACTGTGACGTTTGCAACCACCATTGCGGCCATTGGCGCGGGTGTCTCTGTTACAGGCACTGGTATTCCTTCAGGCACCACCGTAAAGTCAGCTTTGGAGGTAGCTGGTGTATGGACAGCCACATTGAGTGCAAACGCCACCTCATCAGGCACCGGGGTTCTGACCTTTGACAACAACATCTCTGTGTCTGGTGGCATCGTGATGTTGTTCCCGTACTTGTTTGCCTATGGCAACAACGGCTTGATTGCGAACTGCGCGGCAGGTGATTTCAGCAACTGGACATCGGCAGACTCCAATCAAAACAACGTGTCCTCCACCAAGGTGGTCAAGGGCTTGCCACTGCGCGGCGGTACAACGTCACCTGCTGGCTTGTTTTGGACTTTGGACTCTGTGGTGCGGGTCACCTATGCACCGACAACCATTGGAACTGCAACTTTTTACTGGAAGTACGACTTAATTACACAGCAGTCTTCAATCTTATCCAGTGCGTGCGTTATTGAGTACGACGGCATTTTTTATTGGATTGGAACTGACCGATTTTTAACCTACAACGGTGTAGTGCAAGAATTGGAAAACAAGCAAAACAACAATTACTTTTTTGACAATTTAAATTACGCTCAACGCCAAAAAGTGTGGGTAAGCAAAGTTCCTAGATGGGGTGAAATTTGGTGGTTTTTCCCCAATGGTGACAGCACAGAATGCAATGACTGCATCATTTACAACGTGCGAGAAAAATGTTGGTATGACTCTGGCACCGCTTTGGGAGCACGTCGCTCGGCTGGCGTGTTCTCTGAAGTGTTCCGTCGCCCCATCTGGGCTGGTAACGAAGTCAACACCGCAGGCAAATACACCCTGTGGCAACACGAGACAGGCACAAACCGTGTCTACACCAACAACGTCGATGCAATTGAGTCAATGGTGGAGACCAATGTCCTTGGTGCCCGTGCAGGCCTTGTGGGTTCTGTGGAACAGCCCGGCGACAACGTGTGGACTCGCATCGAGCGTATTGAACCAGATTTTGTGCAAGTTGGAGCAATGGATGTAGTCATCACAGGCAAGTCCTATGCGGATGATGTAGATGATCCGTCAGACCCTTACATTTTTGATCCTGACACGCTCAAAATTGACATGAAAGAGCAAAGACGTGAATTGCGTTTAAGGTTCACCAGCAACACCCAAAATGGAGATTACTTCATGGGTCGTACACTGTTGAGCATAGACACAGGCGATGTACGTGGCACAGGTAATCCGTAATGATCACCTACGATCCACGTGGCATGACTTGGGATCAGTACTGCAAACTGATGGCCGAGTTGTTTGCCCCTAACCAGTTGGGGTATGTAGAAGAAGAAAACTGGCGGCAGTGGGTTGATGGCTTAAATGGCATTGGGTACTTCGTTCAATCAGGAGTGCCCGACCATCGCGGCTTTGACCATTGGTATCAATGGGCCGAACAAATGGTCGGCATTATGAGTGTGGGGGCACAATGAACTTTCTTGATTTATTGAACATGGTGGCACGCGAAGCGCGTCCAGCATTCCGAGACCTTTCTCCAATGGCAAGCATGGACATGCCGTTCACGGAGACTGAAATTGACTCACTTGATGGCTTGATGATCGTCATGTATATGGCCATTATTTACGACATTGAAGACGATCTGGTAAAAGACTTTCACCCAGAGACACCACAGCAGTTGCATGATTTCCTGCAAGAGCACAAGAAGCGCAACCCTGTTTCAATCGAAGAGGCTAAGGAGATGATCAAATGATCTTCCTCAGCGACTATCAATTAGCCTACTCAACAAACACCAAACTTTTGGAAGACATTCGCCACCCTCAGGTGGTGAACTGGTTTCCGGAGTCCTACGACAAAGTCAAGACTGGCTTGTTCTACCCTCCGCACAAAGTTGCCGAGAAGGTGATCGACCAAGAGTTGGCCAAGACTTTGCGCGAAGACACCGAGGCCAAGACGGCCTTCATCTTGGCGGCTGGCAATGGCCACTTTGCCGGAATCAAAGCCATCAAGTCCGAACCGAACAGCCTGACCTACGAATACAAGTTCCTGCCACTGACGCTCACTCAGGTCTATGCCGGGCGCACCGCTCAAGTCTTTGGTGCGGCAGACCACATAGTGACCGACTCTACGGCCTGCGCATCCAGCATGAAGGTGCTCATGGACGTGCAGACCCTGATGCGGTTCTACGGTTTCAACCGGGTAATTGTGTTGGCCGTTGAGGATCAGGTCAGCAACCTGACGCTGAACTTTTTTGGCGAGACGGGCGCATCCCTGTGCTGGAAAGACGAGAAAAACGGCGCACTGCCATCGGCCTTTGATGGCGTCAATGGCGGCTTCCACGTGGGTCAAGGTGCCTGCTTGGCGGTGTTTGAAGACGAGGCCACGGTCAAGCGCCGTGGAATTACCCCCAAGGGACGGCTTCTGGGGGCCTACACGGCCTCGGAAACGTGCGCCAATGCCATTGGCCAGACTGAGGACGGCGAAGGCTTTGTGAAGGCCGCAAAGGGCGCGCTGAAGATGGCTGAGTTGACCCCGGCATGCGTTTCGGTGATCAAAACCCATGGCACGGGCACCAAATCCAACAACCGGGCTGAGAAAGCCGCTATTGAATCGACGTTCACGGACTTTGTGGCCACCTCATACAAGCAGGTCATTGGGCACACAATGGGGGTGAGCGGCTTGCTTGAAACATGCATGTTGATTGACAATATGGCCAATGGGTTTGTACCAAGCATTCCAAATCGAACAGAAGAGGACGATGTTTTTCTGTCGCACGACATTCAGGCTCCGAAAGGGGCCATTTTGTCATTGGCGGCTGGCATGGGAAACGTGTACTCGGCCGCAGTAATGACAACGGAGTTATGACATGCTAGTAAATTCAAAACAGCAACAATTGGATTCAGGCCAAATCATCGGTCTTTTTTTAAAAAACAACAAACAACCTTATCCCCCTGAGGTGATGATGCCTGCCATCCTCAAAGAATTAAGTGAACCCGGAGTCAAAGTCAAGCAGTTTGGCAACACACTTTTTGAAGTGCATCCCGGCAAAGACGGCAATGGTTTTTTCAAAGCGTTCAATTCTGACATTGGTGCCAATTTTGTGGAAAACAGCAAATTGTTTTCTGTTTGGGCCAAACGTGTTCTTGGGTTAAAAGTCCTTGTTACTGAATTTACAGACCCATCACTTGAGAGTTTGTTTAAGCTTATTTCAATGAACCCACCAATGCCCGGTATGGGTTACCAAATGTTCAGAGCAGAAGATGGTCGAACCCGCATTGCTTTGAACTTAGGAGCGTAATATGCCAGCATTAATAGAAGCAGTCACCAGCGTATTTACAGCGGTTGGAGATGCTGTTGGCGATGTTGTTGATGGCGTTGGCAAAATTATAGAAAAGGTTGTTACCGACGTTGTAGAACCTATTGTCAAAACGGTAGGAAACACAATTCAAGCGGCACTGGATGACCCACTTGGAACAATAGCCAAAATTGGCATAGCAATTGTTGCCCCTGAACTTTTGCCTGCGTTTAATTTGGGCTACAGCGTTGCTACTGGAACCCCACTTGACAAAGCCATCCTCAACACTGGCTTGAGCATGCTTGGCGCTGAAGTTGGTGGTCAAATTGGCACTGAATTAACCAAGACATTTGATCTTGGTAGCACTGCAAGTGATTTGTTAGCCACTGGTGCCAAAGGTGCGGTTACGTCTACCCTGAAGGGTCAAGATGCTCTTAGCGGCGCTGTTGGATCAATCACCAACAACTTGGTTAACCAAGGAGCAAATTCTGCCTACAGGGGTCTTACCAACACTGGTGGTGATGATAGTAAAGACACCACCTCAGCAAACACTGGCTTGCCCGTTATTGGTGGCGCTCAAGGTTGTGATTCAACAAAAAGCCTTGGCGCACTGCCATCAACCAATGTCAATGATCCAACTTTTGTTGGCCCACAACCTTCTTCAGGAGCCGCCACAACTCAAGTTGGCCAAAATTTAGATATTGATACAGGTTCTTGTGATGACTCAAGCAATTACAACAATTTTGTAGCAAAACTTGATGCAACCAACACTGGATTAACAGGTGGTCTTGGAAACCTTGACCTTGGAAACAATCAAAACCTTGATACCAACAATGGGGTTGTTCCGTCACTTGACGTTAATGATCCAACTTTTGTTGGCCCACAGCCTCTTTCAAACCTTGATTTAAACAATTCATCCACAACAATTAACGGTACGGATGATGCAATCAACAACACGGTCACCCCGGCGGTTGATGGCACCCTTGCAGGCGGCTTAACCTCAGTTGATGGTCAAGACACTACCGCAAACACCACGAACGATACTGTGGCAGGCGGCTTGACTTCTGTTGTC